CACGATTCTGGTTAAAAACAAGGTTCCAATGGCTAAATTCCGGGAAAGGGGTTGGTGCTGGAGGCGAGGGGGGAGACTATGAGTGAGCAAAATAGAAGGGAAAACGCATACCCCTCCCCCTAAAAATTTTTCCGCAAAATTTTTCCGCAAAATTTTTCTATAGGAATTTTTTGCGGAATCAAGGGTATACTCCGGCAACTTCATCCGGCGCAGGAGATCGGCAGTCGGTCTTCCGGTGTGGTTGTACTAGTGCCAGACACTAAGACATGCGCTCGCTGCCAGACGGACCTGCCCATAGCGAGCTTCGAGATGATGAAAGGCGGCTTCAGGACAATATGCCGCCCCTGTAACCAGTCAGTCCGCCGTCAATCACGGTCCACGGGCTACGAACCGTACTTAACGAATCTCGTATCTACGAGCAAAAGTAAGAGCCGTAGCCGTGGGTTCACGGACTACGAGGTTACGGCCGAGTACCTCATTGATCTCTGGCAACGGCAAGGTGGCCGTTGTGCGATATCAGGGGTAGTTCTTACCCATCACAATGATGGGTCAGGTGCTAAGGACTTCAACGCCAGCATCGATCGGATCGACAGCCAGCAAGGGTATATACCTGGGAACGTGCAGCTGGTTGCTCTACGGGTTAATCTCTTAAAACAGAGCTTAAGTACAGATATGCTGTACTGGTGGGTGAAGACTATTTACCAGTACTCTTGTGATTAGACAGGAGCAGGGCTAATATAAATGCTGCCGAAAGTCCAGGTGTTCGCGATAGAGGGCTTCGAAGACGCCATTATCGGTACAGCGTATCGGGGTGGCCACGAAGTCTTGGTCTATGACGGGTGGATGTTTGAGGCAATCGCTGCCTCGCTTGACCCCAACTCGACCAGTATCCACGAATATCTGACCAAGATCCGCTTGCACGAGCTAGGGGATCGGGCACCTGTTCTTGTTTATCTGGACGAAGAAGTTGTTGGAGAGCTCGCCGATTCAATCAGAGACCCAAACGCCCCTGTCCACTGACATAGCTCAGACTGATGAGTTGATGTCCCACACTGAGTTCCAGGCCATGACCCCATACATGGGGCTGACGCTTGGAGCTCTGACTGTGCAGCAGGAGCGGCTGGTTCTATACATGGCGCGCGGCATGACGATTGCCGCTGCTGGCCGTGCAGCTGGATACGCAAGTTATCAGACGGCGTTGGACGCGGCTAAGCGCCCGTCAGTAGTTCAGGCTCTGAACTTCTTTCGGGAGCAGATGCGGGAAGAGGTGAAGTTCACGCGGACGCACGCGCACCAGATGTACCTGGACGCGTACAACGCTGCAGTGAATGCGACCGAGATGAAGAACACGGTTGACTCGTTGGTGAAGCTGCACGGGCTAACGGCCCCAGACACCGCCATGCAGGTCAACATAAATTTGAACCCCGCTCAGATAGAGCGGATGACTGATGAAGAGTTGTTGAAGCTGGCTGGTAAGGATGTCGGTTACTTGGAGCCTGACGCGCCTTGACAGACGAGATCCCAACTATTGAGTGCTTGAAGTGCAAGAAGCTCCATCCGGAGACCTTGTACTCAGGTAAACATAAAGGGGTATGCGTCTATTGTCTTGCGGACGCGGAGGACGCACTGCTTAACCCAGTGCAGGTGAAACCCGACAACGAACCACTGTCAGAGGCAGCTAAGAAAGAGTTCGATGTAAAGGAACAGGCGCGGAAAGAACTAGCCGAACGAATACTGTCGCGTAAGCGGCTGCTACCGTTCGTTGAAAAGTTCAATCCGGACTACAACGCGGGTTGGGTGCACAAAGATGTCTGCAAACGACTTGAACAGTTTTCTCGCGACGTGGTGGACCAAAAGTCTCCACGGCTTATGCTCTTTATGCCGCCGCGTCACGGTAAATCGACGTTGGCGTCTATTTCGTTCCCGGCTTGGCATCTGGGTCGTAACCCTTCGCATGAGTTTATTAGCTGCTCGTATTCGGGCTCGCTTGCGATGGGATTTAGCCGTAAGGTACGTCAGGTGCTTCGTGAACCGTCCTATAAAGCGATTTTTCAAACGCGTTTGGACCCGGATAGTCAAAGCGCTGAAGCATGGCTAACGACAGATGGCGGTGGCTACGTAGCCGCTGGTGTCGGTGGCGGTATTACGGGAAAAGGTGCTCACGTTCTCGTTATCGACGACCCGGTGAAGAACCGGGAAGATGCCGAGAGCCAGAATAATCGGGATGCTAACTGGGACTGGTATACGTCAACGGCGTACACCCGTCTTGCTCCCGGCGGTGGCGTGTTGGTCATTCTAACGAGGTGGCATGATGATGACTTGGCTGGTCGACTTCTTAAAGCGGGTTCTCAAGGTGGAGACGAGTGGGAAGTTGTCAGATATCCCGCCATCGCCGAAGAAGACGAAGAGTTCCGTAAGGCTGGTGAAGCCCTCCACCCCGAAAGGTACGACGTCCAAGCGCTCAGGCGCATCGAAAAAGCCGTAGGCCCGCGTGACTGGTCGGCGCTCTTTCAGCAGAACCCTGTTGCTGACGACGGCCAGTACTTCACCCGCAGCATGATCAACTACTACGACTTCGACGAGATTGACCAGGACTCCATGCGGTATTACTGCGCGTGGGACTTGGCGATCGGTAAGAACGATCGTAAGGATAGTAGTTGGCATCAACGAGTACGACGACATGTTCGTCATGGACTGCGTGCGCGGTCGGTTCGACGGCTTCGAACTCGTCGAACGAATACTTGATCTGTACATCCAGTGGAAGCCGTCGATTGTAGGCATCGAAAAGAGCCACATCGAAATGGCGCTAGGCCCGTTCCTAGAAAAGCGCGTGCGTGAGCGCGGCTTGTTTGAGGCGTACTTCAAAGATCTTAAGACTGGGCGACGCGATAAAGAAGCGCGTGCTCGAGCCATCCAAGGACGCATGCAGCAGGGAAAAGTGTATTTCCCTCGCGACGCATCGTTCACTGGTCCGTTGATTGCGGAACTTCTTAGGTTCCCGAACGGTATGCATGATGACCAGGTAGACGCTTTGGCGTGGATTGGTCTCATGATGTCTGAGTTCTCTACATATCAAGCCCCAGTAGTCCACACACCGTCTTGGCGGGACAAACTTCTATCTCTTACTCGCGGACCCCGCCAAAAATCCGCGATGAGTGCGTAAACCATGGCTAAGATCAAAACCCCTTCGATCGAAGAACAGCAGCTCGCCCAGCAGCAGTGGAACCGGTATGTCCGGGCCAGAGACAACGGGCACCTGCAGTACGTCGAAATGGCCAAGAAGTGCGACGCGTTCTATCGCGGCGATCAGTGGGACGAGACTGATCTGGCTAAGCTGGAGGCAGAAGGCCGCCCGGCACTGACCATCAACACCGTACTCCCGACAGTGAACACTGTCCTCGGAGAACAGTCCACGCGCCGTGCCGACGTGCAGTTCAAACCGCGCCGTGGCGGTGATCAGGACGTAGCGAGCGTACTGACTAAGTTGTACATGCAGATCGCTGACAACAACAAGCTCGACTGGGTTGAGCAGACGGTGTTTAGCGACGGTCTCATCATGGATGGCCGTGGTTACTTTGATGTCCGCATGGACTTCAGCGATCACGTCGAAGGTGAAATCCGCATCACGGCCAAAGACCCGATCGACATCCTTATTGATCCGGATGCGAAGGAGTACGACCCGAAGACCTGGAACGAGGTGTTCGAGACTAAGTGGATGACGCTCGATGAGATCGAGGAACTCTACGGCAAGGACAAAGCAGAGGCGCTTCGTTTCGTAGCCGAGAATGGCAACAGTTTTGGTCGGGACTCTATCGAGTATGAAGAGACCCGCTATGGTAAGACGGATACGTCGCAGGATTACTTGGGTGCTGCTATCCCAGGAAACGAAGATTATCGCAATGTCCGCGCACTGCGCGTGATCTCACGTCAGTACCGTAAGATGGGCCGTGCGGATTTCTTCGTTGACCCGAACACCGGCGATCAGCGCGAAGTGCCTGAGAACTGGAACGATCAGAAGGCTAAGAAGTTCGCCAAGCAGTACGGCTTGAGCATCATCTCTAAAGTGGTTCGACGTGTGCGTTGGACCGTCACCTGCGACAAGATCGTGTTGCATGACGACTGGTCACCGTACGATGACTTCACCATCGTGCCGTACTTCGCGTACTTCCGTCGCGGTCGTCCCTTTGGAATGGTGCGTAACCTGCTCTCGCCGCAGGAGCAGCTCAACAAGATTGCCAGCCAGGAGTTGCACATCGTCAACACCACTGCCAACAGCGGTTGGATGGTGGAGAGTGGATCGCTTGTCGGTATGACTGCTGACGACCTTGAAGAGCACGGTGCAGAGACCGGCTTGGTTCTGGAGTACAACCGTGGCTCGCAGCCGCCGGTCAAAATTCAGCCGAACCAGATCCCGACTGGGCTTGATCGTATTAGCCAAAAGGCGGCGATCAACATTAAGACTATTAGCGGCGTGAACGACTCCATGCTTGGGTCTGACGGCGCTGAGGTCTCTGGCATCGCGATCCAGGCCAAGCAGAATCGCGGCGTCATCATGATTCAGGTGCCGCTCGATAACTTGCGTAAGACTCGGCATTATCTCGCAGAGAAGGTGCTGAACCTCGTCCAGAAGTTCTATACTGAACAGCGAGTGATTCAGATTACCAACGAAGATGATCCGCTCAAGCCTCGCGAGCCGCTCGTATTAAACGAGATGACTCCGGAAGGTCGCGTGATCAATGACCTCACTCTTGGTGAGTACGACGTCGTTATTGGTACTGCCCCGGCCCGCGACTCGTTCGACGAGATGCAGTTTGCCGAAGCCCTCAACTTGCGTATGGCTGGTGTCGCCATCCCTGATGACGCCATCATTGAGTACAGCCACCTTGCCCGTAAGGGTGAGCTTGCTAAGCGTATTCGCATGATGACGGGCGTCGAGCAGACACCGGAACAGCAGGAAGCCGCAGCAGCCCAGAACGAGATTGCCATGCAGCAGGTTCAGCTCACGCTGGCGAAGATGCAGGCGGAAGTTCAGAAGCTGCAGTCCGAGGCGGCGATCAACATCGCCAAGGTCCAGGATGTGGCGGACGTCCAACCGCAGCTCAAGATGGCCGATCTGCAGGCGCAGATCGCTATGAAGGAGCAGGAGTTGCAGCTGCGGCGTGAGTTGGCCAACCTGACCAACCAGACTCGTCGTTCGCAGCAAGAAACTGCCGCCGCGACCCGCATCGCTGCCACCGTAATGCAGACTGCTGCAAAGACGCAGACCCAAGCCGCATCGCGACCCGCCCCATTGATGCGGCCGATTACCCCGCAATAGGAGATTGATCATGTCCGAGGATAAGAAGGAAGTTACTCTTGATCGTATGCCTGGTTCAGACCC